ATGTAGGAGTTTGTCCTGCTGGCGTAAATGGGGTTTCTGTTGGAATAGGCGTTCGCGTAATACCTGCGCCTGTGTCCGTAGCAGGATAAGCCACAGCCTCTGTGGGCTGGGCGCCGGTAAAGAAAGTTTTTGCCTTGTTCCATTGTCCTGCAATAGTAGTAGGCCCGGTATAGCTGCCTGCCTGAAACGCATCTGCGCCGCCAAATATTCCTGCTGTGGCACCACCGGCAATTCCACCAATTACTCCGGCTTTCAATGAGGTTTTGAGGTCATCTCCAGCAAGCAGAGATGAACCCGTGGCGCCGATAAAGCCGGCTACCGCTGCAACACCTACCGTAGAACTAACCCCTAACGCAGTTGCAGCAGCTGGTCCAAGGAAATAGGCCAGTGCCAATGTGACAACAATTCGTCCCACCTTGGATCGGACGAATTTCTTGACTGCTCTGGCAAGAGCCTTAAAAGGGTTAAAAAACTCAGGCAATCCAGTGCTTGGATTGATTGTGCCGCTGCCGCCCATTTGACGTAGCATTCTGGCTTCAGGAGGTGATATGTGCGCCAGCATCGTGTCGCCATAGCGACCTTCCTGCGACATAGCTGCCGCTATGGGATTCAAAGTGGCCAATCCTCCGCCTGCAAAGCCTTGGGGAGGAAGAGGGCTGCCGCTTGTCGCACGAATCTCGTCAACGGCCAGATTCAAAGCACCAAAAAATTCAGGGTCGAAAGAAGGAGGAAGCAGGTCTTCGGGGAGGCCTTGCGCCAGATACTTGGCACGAATCTCGGGATATCGCTCTGGAGCGGCAAGCACTTCGTCCACCAATTGATTCAGCATATCGAGTGCTTCAGGCGGCAATTGCGCGTCCCGCAGCTCCGTCTTGAACTCAGCCACAGCAAGAGGATCAGCCTCCGATGCCGCGCTCAACAGCTCTTCAGAAAACTCGGACGGCGGAATCTCCTGCCGCATCTGCTCAAAAGCAGCAAGGTTTTCAGGTGTCATTTCTTCAGCAGGCCCACTTGGAGCCTGTGCAGCGGTTTGAGGAAGGAGTCCCGCTATTCCCGGCATCGCTTCAGCCATGTTAAGTACCTTTGTTGTTTTGTAGCCGCATAGGGCTGCGCGCCGGGAAGACGCGAAAGTATATCTATTATCTAAAAAATCATCAGGTCCTGTCCACTTCAAGATACGATAAATAAAAATGAACAGTTGCCACCGAAGACAGCACCCTCAGCGTGTCTCCGCTTTCCAGCACAACAGGCACTCCTCCAAAAATATCAACAGAGGAATTTGTCGTAAGCGCCTGCTCTTTATAGAGGTACAAATCCGTCGTCGTACCACTGTCGTTTTGAATCACTGTGATGTTGCTTGATCCAGCATTCGCATTCGTTACACGAAGGCTTTTCAGGATCGCGGTAGTAGCCTCCGGCACAGTATACATCGTTGTTTCAGTCGCTGCCGAAGGAACCAGATTTGCCTGTAAAAATTTATCTGCCATCTAAAGCCCAAACCAGCTCCGGCCAGTGGCCTTGTTTTCACTGACATAAGAAGTATAGGAAGTGTTCAAGTGCAAAATCACTTGTTCCAGCGATCTTACCAGCTGGTTGAACTGCTCGGCATTATATTCTGAACCGCTTACACTGGGTAAACGAACATTTGTAATTTTGCTCATCTCAATCCATCCGGTTGAATGTCCACGCGCAACGTGCCGTAGCGCCAATCCGTGTTTAAAGCGCTACTGATGATTTTTATGGAAATCTGCCTGCCACGCGCTCTGGTGTCAATTTTTTCTGTTGTCGGAGTAATAGTATAAGGGTCCAGCGAACTGTTTGTCGCAGAAGCCTGCGGATAAGCCCGCAGGAAAAGATTTACGGTCAAATCTCCCTGTTGGTCCTTAAAATCTGGAATAAAACGCTTCATATACATCATGTCATCACCATCGCCAATGTCAAAATATCCCGACGTGACATAAGAAGAAATGGCTTGGCCTGCGGCGTTGATGCCTTTTTCCTGTTCGTAGACCTGAGAACGCCCTGCCGTAAGGCCGTAAATTGTTGATATTGTAGTTTCAGTGCCATTTGGATCGTAATCAGCTGCCAATGGCTGATCGAATGCCCCGTAATCCTGCCATGCAGTGCGGGACAACGTACCGATTGCCCATGTGTCTTCCACGTAGTTATAGGTCACACAGCGATCAAATTAAATTGGCTATTCAACCCTGCATGTATTTTGGCTTTCTGGGTCAGGTTAATGTCCTCATAGACATAATCCTGCACAGTGGAAGGCAACTTTTTTACCGTACCATCAAACACATAGAACGCCTCAATTCCCATCCAGAAAGCCACGCCATTCACGTCTATTGCAGCATGGGGTCCGCTACATCCACAACTAGCCCCAAGCTGACTGAAACCAAAGGTGTAGGGAGGGCCGATAAACTGCATACCATGAAGAGAGGTGTCCGTAAGGATAAGAATTTGGCCACGGGATCGAACCGCAGTGACTATCTCATTACCATCCGCCAAGCGCTGGCCGCCTGACGTATTGGTAGCGGTCGCCGTATATGTATTAATGTCCTCTTGATCGGAAAACCGGACAAACATTGGGTCCTGTGTCGCCGCATCGCCAATAGTAGTTTCAGTGCCAAACAGCACGAGATGGCGGTCAGGAGACGACACCAGCGCGTATGTGCTTGCTGTAGGCGCATTCGCGACTATCGCAGCACGCACGCTGGTCCCCGCAGAAAGGTCCCACTTGTAGGTGCTTCCTTTGGGTCCCCGCTGGCAAATCATATCCTCGCCGAACGTATCAAATTGCCAAACGGGGGTGGAAAGCTCGATTCCTGTCACACCAGAACGAGGCGTGCCCCATGTTGAGTCACCCCACGTTCCTGTGCCCCAGCCAAAATCAAAAAAGCTGACAGCAGCACCTGTGTTTATTTGGTAAGCCCCTACAATTGAAGCCCCGCCGTTGCCGGTATCCGAGCTATTTGCATTGAGCGGCGCAGTAATGGTGTAGGTGTTGACAGTTAAAATCTCGGTGATTTCATATTCACTATTAAGAATTGCTGCTGTGATCACGCCTCCCAGCGACACAGCACCTGAATAGGTCACAAAATCCCCCTCGAAGGCGCCATGTGCTGCGTCTGTCACTGTGATCGTGGGCGATCCCGTTGATGCCGCAAAAGTTACGTCTCCTGCAGCTGTGGTTTCGCGCAAAGGCGTAATGTCGGACCACCCACCGCCCGTGTTGACATACAGTTTTTTGTGAGTGCCTAAAACTACATAAGGGATGCCAGTAAGACTCGTCCAAGCCATAATGTCGGAAGGCCTTCCAAGCAGATAAACTGAGCCAGAATCTGTAAATTCTTCCCAACCACCTATTTTTTCTGGCAAACCATAGCGGAAACGCACGTTATCGCAATCCGTCCAACCACCTTCTGCCCCGTATTCGGTGTTTTGCTTATCGATTCCGGGCGTCAATGCCAGTTTAAAAAAAGCCATTTTTCACCTAAGTGTATTCATTTGTCTTTATCATATCCGTCACTTCCAGACTTCTACCTTTAACTTGCTTGGCCCAGCGGCTATTCAAAAATTCCGTGGCAGCTTTATCGTGGGAACCATTCTCCATGTGAATAAGCGCTAGTTTAAAGGAAGCGAACCGAAATCGGCCCAGATTAAAGTGCATATTAATGATCCCGTCACGCCTAGCGCCTTCCTCCATATCATTAAACCACGGATACTCCTGACTTAGCTCCTTGATCGTGCGAGCTATATCGTTCTGCAGCATGTACTCGATTTCATCAATGGTGATACCGATGCCCTTATTGGGCTTTTTTCCAGAAATATTTCTCCCGCAGCCAATAGTCAAAACGCCGAGGCTATCGCGGTAAGCGTGGGTTTTAACCCCTTCATGCCGCTTCAGCGTAGCAATGAGTTTTTCCATACTGTTTTTTTCCATGATTATTTGCACAAGAGAAGAATGTATAGAATGCGTCGGCGCTGGTGCCCACCCCCACGCGAACAAAACCAGAACTCGCAGAATCAGCATGATTCAACCAGAAATATTGATATTGTCAGTCACAAACTTCTGCCAATGTAGCCCAGTCTTGAGGCGTCCATTGTGACGTATCCACAGTTGCGGGCACCTCGACCGTAATGCCACTGACACTGCCACCGAAAACCCCTGCTGTGGCAGAGGATTCTCCCTTTAGACATGCAAAGGCGTTGTCCCCCTCGCTCACCGAAAGAGCTTCAATTTGTGAACAAGCAACAAGGAGCGGCATCATCATAATCAGCAGTATTTTAGCCATTGGCATCTCCTACCTCATCTAATAATTTATTAAGCTCTTTAGTTTCTTTCTTAATAATCATCGCTTCAATATTCTTCGCCTTGACTTGATGGCCCAAAAACGCATCCAAACGCTCAGTGTAACCCGGCATTAAATGATTAAAAGGGGTTAAAACCCACGCCCGCGCCACCTTCCGGTCTTTCTTGCGAAACGCTTTGTCAGGGTCAATGTAATCTTGACCTGAATTCGCAAAATACAACATCGTCTGGCTCTTGCTTGGGCCGTAAAAAAACCTAGGAATAGTTGCAATTAAGTCAGACCCACGTACACAAGATATTTGGTTATCCAGTTCCATAGGACGTTTAAACCCCTTAAAAAATGTATTGGGCTTACCGAATGCGACTAGATTTAGATTGGGATGTTTCCCGGTCAGCTTTGCTACTGACAACTCAGCAAGAGCGCCACCCAGACTATGACCGCAGAAAAGGGTTCTCTTCTTGGGG